TACCCGAGGCGCTGGGGGTCAGGCGCGGGGCCCTCCAGGATTTTGGACAGGGCCCCTTAGGGTTGCCTTACCTTTCGGGCCAGTGGAATACCCGGGCGGCGGGGAGTCGGCGCAGCGCCGGCCGCTGGTCGTCGCGCTCCCCCTTCTGCCTCGACCGGTTGCACGACGCGTGCAGCAGCCGGTCGGCTTTCCTGCCGCCGTTGCCTCGGGCTTGGATGTGGTCGGCGTCGAGGGCCTGGGATCGGTACATCGGCTCGCCGCACCACCAGCACGGCGTGCCATCGACGTGGAGCTTGAGCAGGCGTGCGCGCTGCTGCTGGTGCTCCCACCCGAGCCCACGCTCGGTGGTCGTCTTCCCGGACTTGGCCATGTAGACCTCCTCGAGACATGAGTGCCGCACCTCGACGTCGTGCCCTTGTGCCGTGAGTTCGTGCGCGAGCGCTTCGGCGATGACCACGCTTCGGTGTCGGCCTGCGCTGCACATGGTGCCGATGGTCAGCTGCCCTGCCGTGATCGTCGGGATGCGGCTGGCTTCGGTGGCGATGAGCGCGCGGGTTTCGTCGTGACTGGTGAGCCAGTCGGTGACCATGGGGTCGCGGCCGTCGCGTGGCCGGAGTGCTTCGACATCGTGCGGGTTGGGTAGGTGCCGGCAGTCGATGGTGCGGTTGGTGCGTGGTGCGCGTTTCGTGCCGTGGCTGATGATGGTGATGAGCATTGGGTTTGGGGCGCGAGCGTTGGTCGACACGCTGGATGGTGTCTTGTTGTTGTGGCGTGTGCCGCACGCTCGCGCCTGGTGTCCTCGGCAGGGTTCGAACCTGCACTGTGCGGGGTTTGAGGCCGCTGCCTCTGCCGGTTGGGCTACGAGGACGCACCCCGGGGGTGGGGGTGTTGGTGGGGGTCGGTGTTGCCATGGGGTGGGGAGGCAGTCGACCCCCGGGGTGGATGGGGCCCCGGGGGTCTTGACCTTCACCCGACCTCCCCTGCCGCAGCGTCGTGCCGCTGGTGGTCGACGGGGAGGGACCATGACGGACGCATGAGAAAACCCCCGCGAGACCGAGGTCTCCGGGGGTTCACTACACGCGTCGCGTTTGAGCTTACACCACGTCACCGGACAGTGCAGGTCAAAAGTTATTCCGTCGCTTTTCGTGGCTTAGTCACGCGCTGATGACCGGTCCGCGCTTCGGTGCTTTTCCTTTCTCGAAGTCGACTCGGCCGATCTTCGATCCCGGGATGATGCGGACGGCTTTGTTGACGGTGAATCGAATGGTTCCGTCCAGGAAGACCTCGACGGTTCCCTGCCCCTCCTCGTTGAGGGTTTCGAGAAGGCGGGCCTTTTCTCCAATTCCGTCGTAGATCTTCGCTGCCGTCTTGGTGTATCCGATGCGGTTGTTTTCCATGCTGTCCAGGGTACCGAGGCTAGGTGCCTTTGACGTTCATGATCTGTCGAAGTTCGTGGACGATGCCGACGAGGTCGGCGGCGTCTTCCATGACCTGGTCGATGGGCTTGTAGGCGTCGGGGATTTCGTCGATCCATTCCGCGCCGGGCCGGTAGACGATGCCGGTCATGCGGTTGTCGAGGTCGGCGGCGGTGACGGCGATGGAGCAGGATTGCGGGAGGCCGCAGCGGTGTGTGGTGCCGTCGGGGTCGGCTGCGGTGACGCTGCGGGCGGTCCAGTCCGGGTGGCTGGTGTCGGTGCTGACGATGCGACGCCACCGCACCGACGCCGCGGACGCGGCCCGGTCGTCGGGGCGGCACCAGATCAGCCGCCCGGCGAAACCGTTGTGCAGGTTGGCGGATTCGATTGATGCCCGGCGGGCTGGTGGTTCGTAGCCGTGGCCGTCGGCCTGGGCGGTGAGGGCGCCGCACTGGTCGGCGGGTGCCGGGGTGATGAGCGTCGACGCGAACAACTCCAACTGCGGTGCGGTCACGATGTCTCCTTGATGAACGCGATCCAGTGGGTCTTGCTCGCACGCCCGGAGCGATGCCCGTACAGGGGCTTCGCGTCGGTCAGTGCCAGCACCTCGCCAACGGGGATCTGGTCCTCGTTCCACTTGAAGATCAGCGTCCCGCCGGTGCGGAGCACGCGGAAGCACTCAGCGAACCCGGCGGCGAGGTCATCGCGCCACGTCGGGAAAAGTGCGCCGTACTTCACGCGGGTCCATGAGGTTTCGCCCAAGCGCTTGAGGTGTGGTGGGTCGAAGACGACGTGGAAGAACTGCTCGTCGGGGAACGGCAGGTTCCGGAAGTCGGCCTGGATGTCGGGACTGACGGTGACGGTGCGTCCGTCGCAGACCTCCGCGGACTCGACGCGCTCGTCGACGAACAGCGCTCGCTCGTCGGTCATGTCCGCCAGCGTCGGCAACGGAGGGGCGGGGAGCAGGGATTCCAGGGCGTCGAGAATCGCCCCGGCCCGGCGTCTCGCGCCACATCGATGGGCGGCGATGATCTCGCGCACCTTGTCGGCGGGAATGTGGTCAGTCATTGGTGTCTCCTTCGGGGTCGTGGCATAGGGGTGTGCCGGTGCAGCAGCCGGGTTGGCAGCGGGCGTGGCGCGGGTAGGTGCGGGTGGGGCCGGGCTGGTAGTTGCCCTCATCGTCGTAGTCGTCGGCGGGGGACCAACTCATTCGGTGGCTCCCTTTTCGATGATTTCGGCAATCGCGATGAGCTGCTCCGTCGTGAGGAAGAGTTGTGATCGGTCGTGGGATATGCCCTTGATCCGGTAGCCGGTGGAATGCAGCCTCTCCAGCGCCGCCGAACGGGCCTGGTGCTCGGCGTATTCATCGACGGTAAGGGCGACGGCTTTCCATCCGAAGTTGCTGTTTTCGGTCCAGGTGTCGAGGGAGAACTGTTGCTCGGCGCGGGATGACGAACCGTCAGGGGCGGCGTAGAACCACTTACGGCCAACTCGGGTAACCAGCAGAGGCTTTATCTCGCGGTGGTGACCAACGCCGGTAGAGGCATAGATCGTTTGGCCGACTTCAGGGCGGGTGGTTTCGGTGGTCATTCGGTGTCTCCTTCGTGGTCTTGTGGGGTTTCCCAGGGGTCGCAGCACCAGTGGTCGCGGAGGGTGCAGGTGGCGCACGGGTCGGGGCGGGTGTATGCGTCGCGGGCGGTCCATTTGGGGCGGCGGGTGTGGTTGCCGGTGATGGGGTTTCGCCAGCCGCCGGCGGGGTCGCGCACCCAGGTGTGTCCGGCGTAGTCGACGCGGGTTTCGGGGCGGGTGTTCATCGGTTTCTTCCGTAGGGGCGGCGGCGCTTGCCGGCGGGGATTTCGTGGGGTCGGCGGGTGCGTTCGCGTTCGATCTCCTGGTGGAAGTCCCTTGCGGCGTTCCATGCGTGTTCCAGTGCGGCGGTGGCTTCGTCCAGGGCCCTGCCGATCGCGGACAACGCCGCGGCGAGCGACTCAACCGGCGGGGTCATCAGATGAGTCCCATCCGGATGATCGCGTCGGCGAGGTCGAGGTTGCGTCGCCACATGGCTTGTCGCATGGCGGTGGCCTGCGGGATGCCGGTCATGAGGGGCATGGCGGGGATGGCTGCGATGCGTTCGGCGAGCTCGTCGGCGCGGGCCTGTGCGAGGAAGTCCGTGACCTGCATCGCGAACGTCCAGTCCATAGCGAAGTTGGCGGCGCGGTCGCCTTCGTAGATCACCCACAGGCCGAATGGCCCGTCCTTGCGGACGCTAATCCTGGTCATCGTCGACCCCCTGGGTCGGGCGGATGCGGGCCAGGGCGCCGGCACGGTCGATGACGGTGATCTCCCGGCCGGCCGGATTGAACGCGGCGGTGTAGCCATCGCGGCGCAGATGCTGGACGATTTCCGCCGCCGACGCACCGTGGCCATCCCAGAAGATCGCCTCGAGGTCAGCCATTGCGGTGCTCCATGCGGGGCCGGTCGATCACGGCGATGACGGTGGTTTCTGCAGCTACCGGGCGGCCGCCGCCGAACGGCTGGTGGTCGTCGGGGAAGCGCCACTGGGTGCGTTTGCCGGTGACCTTCCGGTCGGACAGCAGCGTCGCGCCATCCAGGTAGACCTGGTGCCCTTGCGAGGGCCACCACGGCGGCCCGTAACGGTTGGTGATGCCGTTGAGCTGGGTGGCTAGGTCGCCGTCGGGGTCGGGGACGTCGAGCGTTGCCTCGCGGACTTCCTGCCCGTCGGGGTTGGTGTAGTAGATCCGGGCGACGACCGACGGGCGGTCGGCTGCGATGTGGCCCATGCGGGCGAGCTTGTGGGCGAAGGCCACGGCGTCGGCCCAATCCGAGAATCGTCCGGCTTTCGGGTCGATGGGCAGGCGGTCGTCGTGGACTTCCCAGACCCAGCGGAAGCCGTGCTGGATCGTTCCGGTGACGCTGACGTGGTTGTTCACTGCTGGTCACCTCCCTGTGTGTCGTTGTCGGTGCCGCGGGCCTTGTTGCGCATGTCGCGGGCAACCTGCTTCATCCAGGTGTCGCCGGCGACGGTGGCCTTCTCCCCCAGCTCGGCGGCGAACTGGGCGAGCTCCTGGGACAGCAGCGTCATCGCGACGGGCCGGGGGATGATGCCCGGCGTGATGGTCATCGACACGGTCATGCTGTCACCGGTGATTGCCAGCGTTCCTTCGACCGGCGGGGTGGTGTTGAGGTCGAAGATTCCCTCGTCTGTCGTGGTCATGGCGGGGCCTTCCTGGTGGTTAGGCGGATTTGTGGGTGAGGCGGGCGGAGATGTCGCCGAGGCGGTAGAGCAGTCGCCCGGCGCGGGTGGCGCCCTGCGGGGTGATGTGTCCGCGTTCGCGCCACTTGCGGATTTGGTCGGTGGTGCACCGGTAGCCGAGTCCGTCGAGGACGGTTTGGGCTTGGGCGGCGGTGACGAGCTGCTCGGCGGCGTCGGCGGTCATCGTTCGGCGGGGCGGCTCGGCGGCTGGGGTGTCGCTGGGTGGGTCGACGTAGGCGACGATGCGGGCGGTGATGTGGTCGATTTCGTCGGCGGCGTCGGGGCCCCATTCGCGTTGGGCGACGTGGGAGACGACTTGTCCGAGGCGGGCGGCGAGGTGCCCGGGGTGGCGGGTGGGGCCGATGAACCAGGCGGGGGGCAGGCCGAGGTCGCTGGCGAGGTTGGTCAGCCAGCCGTGGAGGATTTCCTCGGCTTCGGTCTGCAGGTCGAGGGGGTGGAGGTTCATTGGTGGGCGGGGGCCGGGGAGGTTGGGGGCGCGGCCGGCGTTGTCGGTGCCGCCTTGGCTGCGGGTTTTGGTGCCGTTGAGGCGGGGGGCGTAGCGGACGATGAGGGCGAGGTTCCTGCCGAGGCGTTCGGCCTGGGTGGCGTCAAGCACGCGGTGCTCCCTTCGTGGTGATGGTGAGGTAGAGGCGGGATTCTCTGGGTCCGGGGGCGTCGCGTTGCGGCGGGTCGCACAGGGGCCGGGACCACCTACAGCAGTTCTCGGCACACCGGCCGTACGTCACCGCCTGGTACGGGCGGCGTGGTTCGTCGTCATCAGGCGACCAGCTCATTGCTTCCCTCCTTGTCTCGGATGTTCGCGGACACTGCGTCGACCAGGGCCGACTGCGTGACGTCCTTCTCCCCCAGCGCACGCACGACCTGCTCGTCGATCGTCGACGCGCACACCAGGTGGATCACGCTCACCGGCTCGGCCTGCCCCTGCCGGAACAGGCGGGCGTTGGTCTGCTCGTACAGCTCCAACGACCACGGCAACGTCGCCCACACGAGGATGTGCCCACCGGACTGGAGGTTCAGGCCGTGTCCGGCAGACGCCGGGTGGATGAACCCGACGGGGATCCGGCCGGCGCACCAGTCGGCCATGTCGGCGGCGGTGGACAGCTCCCGGCCGTCGGGGAATCGGGCACGCAGCCGGTCGAGCTCGTGCTTGAACCAGTAGGCCACCAGCACCGTGTTTCCCTGGGCGGCTTCGACGATGTCGGCCAGGGCATCGATCTTGCGGTCGTGGACGCCCAGCACCTGTCCGTCGTCGGCGTAGATCGCCCCGGACGCCAACTGCTGCAGCTTGCCGGACAGCACCGCGGCACTGCCCGCGTCGATGGTCTCCCCGGCGATGGTGGTGACGAGGTCGTCTCGCAACCGTCGGTAGCCGGCCCGCTCCTTCTCGCCCAGGTGCACGGTCTGGGTGGTCACCGTCATCGGGGGCAGGTCGAGGTAGTCGGTGGTGCGCATCGACAGGGTGACGTCGCGGATGGCGGAGTAGATCTCCACCTCCGCGCCGGGCCGCAGCCGCCAGGTGTAGACCTGCGGGCCGTTGCGCTTGTCGGGCAGGAAGTAGTGGTTCCGGTAGTGGGAGATGTACTTGCCTAGTCGCTTTCCGCCGTCGAGGATCCGGAACGGGGCCCACAAGTCCAGCAGGCTGTTCGGCGCCGGGGTGCCGGTCAGCCCGACGATGCGGGTGATCTGCGGGCGGACCTTCTTCAGCGCCCGGAATCGTTTCGACTGGTGCGACTTGAACGACGACAACTCGTCGATGACGACCATGTCGAACGGCCAGTCGCGGCCGACTTGTTCGACGAGCCAGGGGAGGTTTTCGCGGTTGATGACGTAGATGTCGGCGTCGGTGCGCAGGGCCTCGATGCGGGTGGCGGCGGGGCCGACCATCACCGACATGCGCAGGCCGTTCAGGTGGTCCCATTTGGTGAGTTCTGCGGGCCAGGTGTCGCGGGCCACGCGCAGCGGGGCGATGATCAGCGCGCGGCGGGCGGTGAAGCTGTCGCGGATGAGGTTGTCGATGGCGGTGAGCGTGATGATTGTCTTGCCCATACCGAGACCGAGAAACACCGCCGCGACGGGGTGGGACTCGATGTAGTCGATGGTGTGGGCCTGGTAGTCATGCGGTTCGAATTGCATGGATCACCTCGTGGATTTGGGTGGGGTGGTCGATGACGTGGACGTGGCAGCCCAGTGCGCGGAGTTGTTGGTGGCGCCGGAGTTGGATGGGGCGGGGTTTTTCGCCGGGGGCTTTGAGTTCGACGTAGGCGGTGGGCCGCCCGGGGAGGATGACGAGTCGGTCGGGCATTCCGGCCATGCCGGGTGAGGTGAATTTGGGGGCGACGCCGCCCGCCTGTTTCACCGCTTTTACGAACAGTTTTTCGACGTGTGATTCACGCAATTTCGGGGCCTCCTGGACGGCTCGCGTGGGACAGGCGAACGCTTTGGTCATATAGGCCGGCCGGTTTAAGGCCCACCTGGGGAAACGCTCTAAGCCGTGCCCTTAAAACCGGTTTATTGGTCTTTCACTGAATTGGTTGTCCCAGTTGTCCAACAGGGCTGGAAAACACCATCTGGCCTTGACTTACCGTCTGGGACAACCTCCGGGACAACCCCGGGACAACCGTTTCGTGGTTCCGGCTTGTCCCGGGCTGGGACAACCTGTCCCAACGCTTGTCCCGGAGGCCGGGTCTACCGGGCGGCTGTTAGAACGGGGTGTCGAAGATCTGCCGTTCGTAGAGCCGTTGCCGGCCGTAGATCGGGATGCGCTCCCGATCCCCCGACTTCCGCTCCCAGCCGGGGAGCTTCTGCATGATTGCGGCGATCGAGTACGCGTCGCGCTGCTGCATCGCCGCGGGTTCCATGCCGAAACACTCGGCCCAGATTTCCGCGTTGCAGACGGTCCGTCGCAGCCCGCCGTCGGTGGGTGCCGGTGCTCCGAATTCGCCGATGTCGCCGCCGCCGAGGAACGTCCGCCGCTGGTGCAGCGTCAGCGCGTCCCAGTTCTCCGGCAGCGGGGTGTCGAGGTACGCCTCGACCAGGCCGACGCGCTCATCGGTCTCGATGGCCTTGTCCTGTTCGGCCCTCGCCTGCTCGGCCAGATCACCGGTGAGGTGCAGGGGTTCGCCGGTGTCGTGGTGGTGGAGTGTTTCGGCCCATACCTGGGCGACGTCGGCGGCGCTGATGTTCCAGCTTCGCTTGTCGGTGTCGCCGGTGATGGGGACGGGCCAGAAGCGGCGGTTGCCGGTGACGTCGCGCAAGAAGCCGTTTTCGGCGTTGGTGGAGCCGACGATGATGCACTGCCGCGGGTGCGACTCGACTGTCCGCGCGTAGGCGGCGCGGTACTTGTCGTCGGTGCGGGACAGGAAGCCCTTGACGGTTTCGACTTCCATCTTGCGCATGCCGGCGAGTTCGCCGAGTTCGATGATCCAGTAGCCCTGGAGTTTTTCGGCGCCGGTCTTGTCGCGCATGTCGGTCAGCGTCAGGGCGTCGGAGAACCACGCCCCGGCCAGGCGAGCGAACAACGTACTCTTGCCGGTGCCCTGGGGGCCGTTGAGGATGAGCACGGTGTCGAATTTGCAGCCGGGTTGCTTGACCCTTCGGATGGCGGCGACGAGGGTTTTGCGGGTCACCGCTCTCACGTACTCAGTGTCGGGTGCGCCGAGGTAGTCGACGAACAACGTGTCGACCCGCGGCGTCCCGTCCCATTCGGGCAGTCCGGCGAGGTATTCGAGCACGGGGTGGTAGGCCCGCTCCCCTGCTGCAATCGCGAGGGCCTCGGCGGTCTTGGTTGACGAGTAGAGGTTGTATCGCTGCTCGATGTAGAGCTTGAGCTGTGCGATGTCGGTGTCGGCCCACCCGTCCTTGATCTGCCGCCAGGGCAGTTGGTCGGGGTCGCGGACGTCGATGGATTCGGCGAGCCGGTTGTACCGGATCTCCGCCAGCTTGGGGTCGTTGCGCAGGATCGCGACGAGGTTGTCGAGGCTGTCGACGTACGCCCCCGACCTGTTGGTCTCGAGGTCTTCCATCCAGTCGACGGCTTTGGCGACGTCGTCGGGTGCGGGGGCGTCGCCGAACTCTTCCGCGGCGGCGGTGACCCGCTCGGTGGCCAGCAGTCGGGCGACCTGCTTGTCGGCCTGCGCGAGGTCGGTCATCGCCCGGTACGACGGCAGCTTGTGGGTCGGTGTGCCGGCCTTGGCGTCTTCGTCCCAGGTGCCGTAGCGGTGGATGCGGACGAGGTCGAAGGCGTTGAGGAGTTGTCCGCCGGCGGGGTCGGTGCCGTGGTGGGAGTAGGCGAAGCGGTCGTCGTAGGTCTGGACGCCGGCGGTGGATTCGCCGGCGATGAAGGTGAAGCGGCCGCCGGTGGTGGGTTCGTAGACTTCGGGGAGGAAGGTGGTGATGGCGGTGGCGATGGGGTAGGTGCGGCAGAATGCGCCGACGAGGCCGGGCTTGTCGAGGGGGTCGGCTTGCTTGTCGGCCCGGGATCGCAGTGCTTCGGCCTGCCTGCTGGAGGTGGGCCAGGTGCTGATGTCGCGCCAGTCGTCGTAGCGGGCGAGCTGGGCGTCGGGGTCGAGCCAGGGGCCCGCGTGCTCGCGGTAGACGTATTCGCCGTCGATGGGCCTGGAGGGCCAGTACATCAGGCGGTGCGGTTCGTAGGTGCTGTCGTCGCAGTAGTCGATGCCGATGTCGGCGGCGATGCGGCGGGCGACGGCGGCGTACTCCTCGGCGTCGATGTCGCGGCCCAGCGGCACGATCAGGCGCAGCCGCGGCGCCTCCGGGGTGTGGGAGTGCGTGGAGTAGACGGCCCATTCGCAGGGCAGGAGCCGGGGTAGTTCGTCGACCAGCCCGACGGGCGGGGTGTCGAGGTCGAGGGCGAGGATGGAGCGGCCGAGGACGTTGCCGTTGCGGCGGCGTCCGTTGGCGAGGTGGCCGCCGACGAATCCGCCGACGTCTTTGATGTCGCCCTGCTTGGCTTTGGGCATGTTGTGGTATTGGGCGACGGTGGTGTGGCTGATGACGGGGTCGCGCAGGTGGTTGCGCAGGGTGTCCCAGTCGATGATCGCGTTTTCCCACAGTGCGGTGAGACGCGATGGGGCGGTGGCGATTTTGAGTTCGCGACTCATGCGGGTCAGTCCTTTCGGTAGGTGGCGCAGTCGTAGCCGTCGGCGGCCAGAGGCAGCCCCTCGGCCCAGGCGGGGGCCTGGGCCATCAGTTCGCTGATCTCCTCGACGGTGGTTTCGGGTGGGGCTTCGACGACGATCTCGTCGTGAACGTGAAAAACGATGCGGTGGCCGGCGTCGGCGACCACGCCGAGGGCGTGGGCCAGGAGGTCGCGGGCGACGGCCTGGGTGATGTTCTCGGTGAGCTTCCCGCCGTAGGTCTCCTCGGTCTGGAATTTCCGGTTCATGCCGATGCCCTTGAACTGCACCGAGGGCTTGCCGAACCTGTTGGTGCCCAGCCGGGCGCCGGGGTAGACCAGCGTGCGGCCGGACGGCAGGGTGATGGTCAGCGCCCCGGAGCGCATGCGCAGTGTGACGGCGCGGACCCGTTGGGGCCGTCCGGTGCGGATCGCGTCGAGGGCGGCTTGGTCGATGCGCCACCAGTAGTCGACGACGTGCTTGTTGGCGTCGCGCCAGGCGTCGACGATCGGTTGGAGCTCGTGTTCTTCGATGCCCATGCGCAGTGCGCCCATGGCGCGCATCGCGCCGACGCCGCCTTGGTAGCCGCAGGCGAGGACGGCGATCTTGCCCTTCTGCCTCAGGTCGGCGTTGGGGCCGTGTTTGCCGACGGGGACGCCGAACATCGCGGAGGCGGTGACGCAGTAGAGGTCTTCGCCGTCGGCGAACGCGTCGAGCGTCTTCTGCTCCCCGGCGAGCCAGGCGAGGACGCGGGCCTCGATGGCGGAGTAGTCGGCGACGATGAACCGCATGCCCTCGGCGGGGATGAAGGCGGTGCGGATGAGCTGCGACAGGGTGTCGGGGAGGTTGTCGTAGAGCATTTCGACCGCCTGGTGGTGGCCGCCGCGGACCAGTGCGCGGGCTTCGTCGAGGTCGGGCAGGTAGTTGCGGGGCAGGTTCTGTACCTGGATGAGGCGTCCGGCCCAGCGGCCGGTGCGGCCGGCGCCGTAGAACTGGGCGAGGCCGCGGGCCCGCCCGTCCGCGCCGACTACGTTCTGCATGGCCTCGTATTTTTTGGTCGACGAGCGGCTCATGTCCTGCCGGAGTTCGAGGACGCGGCGGGCGGTGCCGGTGGCGGTGGCCAGCGCGTCGGCGACGTCCTGCTTGGCCATCGACGCGACGTTCACGCCCTGCTCCCCCAGCCACCGCTGTAGCTGGGTTGGGGAGGCGGGGTTGTCGAGGCCGGTGAGCTCGCGGGCTTCGTCGATGCAGTGGGCGCGGTAGGTGTCGTCGGCGTCGATGGCGGCCGCCGCGAGTTCCTGGTCGATGCGGATCCCTCGGTCGTTGATCCGCTGATCCACCGCGTACTCGCCCCACACCTGACGTGGCAGGGGCATCGCGTCGAGCTTCCGGCGAATTGCCGACTCGACTTCGACGTCGCGGCGGCAGTACTCGATGAAGTCGGCCCACTTTTCGGGGGCGGATTCGGGCAGGTTGCGGTGCTGCAGGCCCTCGGCGTCGAACAACTGCGGGGCGTCTGCTTTGCGGCCGCGGGTGGGAACGCAGAAGAACTGGATCAGCTCTTTGCCTTCGGCGATTTTCTGCTCGTCGAGGTGGAGGGCGGCGCCGGCGTCTTTGAGTGCTCGGGGCAGGCCGAGGGCTGAGGCCCAGACCATGGTGCATTCCCACCCGGCGGGGTCGAGGTACTCCCCCGCCGACAGTCGCCCGGCCTGGTGGAGCCAGCGGGACAGGACGACTCGCTCGAACTGGGCGTTCCATGCGCGTTTGGTCACCGCCGGGTCGGTCAGGGCGTCGATGACGTCGTCGGGGACGTGCTCCCCGGTGGCGGTGGAGACCACGTGGACGGGGCCGTCGTCGACGGCGTAGGCGAACAGCAGCAGCTCGAAGTCGGGGTCTGCGGCGTAGCGGTATGCGCCGCCGCGGGCGATGTTCGTGCCGGAGTACGTCTCCACGTCCAAACTGAGGGTCTTCACGGGGTCTCCTGGTGGTGCTTTGGGAATTAGGTGAGCCCCGCCGGTGCGGTTGTGCACTGGCGGGGCTGTGGCAGCGGGCGGGTTAGTCGAGGAAGCTGTCGCCGCCGCCGTCGAACGGGGCCGGGTCGGCCTTGGCGAACTCGACGGCGCCGAAATCCGACTCGGCGGAGGGGCCGCCGGCCAGGCGCTCACCGTCGGCGAGCTTCTGGATGTTGCCGAGCCCCGCGCCGACGCCGCGGTTGCCGGACGCGGAGTAGGCGAAGAAGGTGACGGTGGCGCGGGCGTAGCAGCCGGAGTAGATCTCCTCGGGGTCGATGATCGGCTGGACGTTCTGGTCGACGACGCCGGGGCGGGTCTTGCTGTTGGCGTTGATGAAGTAGTGGCCGGCGTACTCTTCGGCGTCGCGTTCGGTGTCGCCGTCGCGCAGCGGCAGCTTGAGGGCGCCGCGCGGGGGCATCTTGCCGCCGAACTTGCCGATCCCGGCCTGCAGGGCCTCCTCGATGGCGGCTTCGACCTTGGCGATGGTGTCGGTGTCGGTCTTGGGGATGAGCAGGGCGACGGAGTACTTCGGGTCGGAGCCGTTGATGGACTTCGGTTCGAAGATGTTGACGTAGGAGAGGCGGACCTTGCCGGTCATGATGCGGGTGGACATGTGTGGTTCCTCCTTGGAACGTTGGTTGGGTGCCGGTGAATCGTCTCGACCAGCGGCGGGTGTTGGGTTAGGCCGACGCGAAGTCGTCTTCGGCGGTGTGGGTTTCCAGTGCCGGGCGCCGGTCGCCCTCGGGCACCAGCGTCGGCTTGCCGTCGGGCTTGGTGATCAGGTCACCGAGCACCTCGTCGAAGGTCTTCTTGCCCATGAGCTTCTGCATGGCGGTGATGCCGATGAGGCGGCGGGCCCACACGTCGGAGTAGCCGGCGGCTTCCGCGGCCTTCGCGACAGCAGCCTCGTCGGCGTACTTGCGCACCGACCGGCCGGCGACGAGCTTCAGCCCCGGCCACTGGTGGCCCTGATTGATCGTCGCCGACGCCGCGTGCGCCTCCACGGCCTTGAGCCACTTGGTGATTTCGGGGGCGCGGAGCACGATGTCGGCGATCTCCTCGTCGGTCAGTTCGACGGGGTCGGCGAACTCGTGTCGGGCGATGGTGAGGTTCTCCTCGGCGCGGGCTCGGCAGGTGGCGCGGAGTTTGCAGAACCCGCAGTGGTCGCCTGCGGCGAAGTTGCCGTCGCCGTTGGCGGCCAGGGCGGCGGCGGGTTCAACGGTGGTGCGGGCCCAGTCGGTCAGCACCGCCACCCCCAGCGTCTCGGTGGAGATGTTGTGGCGGCGGGGCTGGTAGATGGTCATCCGGATGGTGTGGATGTCGTAGAGCATCCCGAACGCGCCGAGTGCACCGAGGGCATACAACCTCAGCTGCGGGTTGCCGGTGGCGTCGACGGCGACGCCCTGCCCGTACTTCAGGTCGATGATGTCCATCGTCCCGTCGGCGATGATGACGGCGTCGCAGGTGCCGAACCCGCCGGGGACAATGTGGGAGAAGTCGACGCGTTGCTCGATGAACAACTCCGCCCCGGGCGTTTCCTCGAGGATGGTGAGGACGTGGTCACGGTAGGCGTCGGTGAGCTCCTCCATCTCGTCGTCCTGCCACTCCGACGTCGGCCGCTCGCTGCGCTGCTTGAGGGCGCGTCGGAGCTTGTGCTCGGCGAGCTCGTGGGCGGCGGTGCCCTGCCTCGAGGCGTCCGACTCGGTGTCGGGGAGGTCGGCTTCGAGGAGCGCCGAGGGTGGGCAGGCGATCCAGCGGGCGGCGCCGGAGGCGGAGAGGACGGCGTGGGCGCGGTCGGCGTGGCCCTCGGGCGGCGGGATGGTGGGCGGCGTGTCCGGTTCGGGCTCGGCGGCGGCGAGGCGTCCGAAAGACTCGACCTGCTCGAAGGGCACGCGGGTCTTCGACGGCGGCGCGGAGGCGTCGTTGAGCGCGACCGATTTCTTGTTGAGCTCGGGGCGCATTCGCCACACGTCGCCGTTGCGGGTGCGGACGTGGGTCACGTCCATGGCGGTGATCTTCTCCTGGAGGGCGGTCAGTTCGGAGGGCTCGATCGGGAACGCGTGCCAGACCAGTGCCCGGTAGAGGTCGGCGGCGGTCATGCTGCGATCCCGTCGGCGTCGGCGAGCAGCCCCGGGTAGTCCTCGGGCGCGATGTCGGAGAGCTTGGCGACGCCGCGGCCCTGGATGAGCTGCTGCACTTGGGCGGTGTGGCCGGCGGCGGAGAGGGCGGCGAGTTTGGCGCGGACCTGCTCGAGCGACACCGGCTCGGGCTCGGTGGCCTGGTCGGTGGTCGGCTCCGCTTCCGTCGGCTCCGGGGTGGGTTCGACGGGGTCGGGGGTCGACTCGGTCGGCGCCGCGGTCTCCGTCTCCACGTCGGCGGCGGGCTTCCTCGGGTCGATGTCGTCGGGCTTCTGCCGTTCCATGGTGGCGGTGGGCAGGAGGTCGATGGGTTCGTCGGCCTGCTGGTAGGCGTGGAGGTCTCCGGCCTCCTCCGCCCAGTCGAGCAGTTCGGCCTCCATCTGGTGGATGGCTTCCCGGGCCTGGGACAGGCCCTGGAGGGTGGTGGTGAAGGCGTCGCGCAGCTGCGCGATGCGGTCAATCGGCGTCATGGTGATCGATCTCCTAGATGAAGTAGTGGTCGGAGCAGCGGCGGGCGATGATCCGGTAGGTGTGCTCGGGGTACTGGGAGCCCAGGAGGTTGGCTTGGTACTGGGCGGCGCCCAGGTGCGGTGTCCACTGCTGGTCGTCTGCGATCCAGCACAGGCCGTCGTGGCCGTCTTCGGGGTTGGTGCAGAAGACGGCGTACTCCAGGTGCTCGTCGTCGCGCAGCGCGGTCACAGGTAGCTCGCTACGAGGATGGCGACGGCGGCGATGGCAGCGAAGGCGATGACGGCGAGGTAGGGCCAGGGGCCCGGGTCGTCGTCATACGGCGCACCATGGAGAAGCTTGTAGGAGTCGGGGAAATCAGGATCGGTCATGGCGTGTCCTTTGCGTGGTGGCGTACCCATTCGGTGATGGGGTGGCCGTCGAATGTGGTGTGGCCGTCGTGGACGGCTTGGGCGATGTCGATGAATTCTTGGCGGCACACGTGGTCAAGCTCGGCCCAGGTGCGGCGGGTGTAGCCGGGCATGCGGGCGCGCCAGACGCGTTGCTCGTAGGCGTTGTGCAGGCGCTTCGCGGAGGCGATGGCGTTCACGGTCTGCCCCACAGGAAGCGGAAGGCGCGGCCTTCCATCCGGAAAACAGCGCCGTACAGGTAGTGCTGGAGGGTCACAGCAGCCCCGCTGCCACGGCGCGCGCACGGACCACCCGGGCGGGCAAGTGGTAGGCGTTGGCCAGGCGGCCGACTGCCCCGTCGATGCCGAGCACGCTGGTCATGTGCGGCCACTCCTCGGCCAGCGTTTGCTCGGTGAGCACCGGCAGCGGTGCGGTGGTGTCTGGGGTGATCGCGAGGATCCGCGACGCCGTGTCCACCGCAGGGGCCCTGAGCCCCTGGGCGTACCTCGACATCTGCGACGGGTGGATCGACGCCAGGTGGCAGATCCGCGGTTTGGTCATGCCGGCGGCGGTGAGCTGGTCGATGTGGGCCAGCACCTCCGCGGTCGTCGGGGTGCTCATCGGCCCCACCCCGCGTCCAAGGCGGCGGCGAGGTGCTGATCGGCCTGGTGCCCGATCCACAGCACCGCCGCGCACGCGGCGATGGTGATCACCACGATCTTTGTGATCGTCCACCAGCGGGGCGGCGGGGGTGGGGTCAGGTCGTCCAGGACGCCAACCGCGCGCATGAGCTCCAGCTCGTCATCGAAGATTTCGAACTTCATGCTGCGACCTCCTGGTTCGTCATCCATGCGTCGAGGTCGGTGCGGCGGGCGCGCCAGCCCATGCCGAGGTGCTTGGTGGCGGGCAGGCGGTTGGTCTCCCGGCGGGCCATGCGGGACAGCTGGGAGGCATCGATCCGCAGGTACTCGCAGATCTCGGGGCCGGTCATGTACGGCTCGGGCACGGTGCTCATCGGGACTCCTGGAACTTCTTGGCGCGCGCGGTGGCTGCGTCGACGAAGCCGATGAGCGTGTGCAGCTCGACGTGCTCGGCGTCGGTGGCGGCCATGGTCAGGGAGCAGTGGATGTCGGCGCCGTCGTAGTTGCAGGTGCGCGACAGGATGAGGATCGACATGATCAATCTGTCGAGGGCTGGGGTAGGATCCATGGTGATCTCCTTTGGTAGGGATTCATCCGCCCCGCGTGCTGTTGCAGCAGCCGCGGGGCTTTTACGTGGGTGTGCGCAGCTCGCCGGCCCCTTGCAGAAAGGGTGGAGCCAGGGGCCAGAAATGGTCCGCTTGACGGGGTCGGATGCCCGCTTGACGCACGCGTGGTGGGGCGGGGGCCAGGTGCCACGGGGTGTGGCTGGTGTCCTGGTGAGAAAGAGAGGACTCCTTATCTGGTGGTCCCCCGCCCCTGGTGCCGTGGCCCAGGTGCGACCTGGGCGTGCACGCGCCACCACTCGGTGGCCACGACTATCGGGCTAGCGGTTGCGGATCAGTTCGTCAGCGTTAACCAGCCCGGCGCGGGACAGCACCGCGATGGCGTCAAGCACATTGTCGGCGGCGGAGTTCCTGACACGCTCCTGCCCCTCGGCGGGCCACTGGACTGGGGCTGAGCGCTGGATGATCGCCTTGTAACCTGCGGATTCCAGAATGTCCCGCCGTAGAGCTGCCGACGACCGCGACCGCCACGCCTTATCGAGGTTGGGTTCGATCCACTTCGACGTGCCGAACTGCTTGACGTATTCGTCGTGCGGCTCCCACCCGACGGGGCACATCTCCTCGGTGTAGTACCGCTCCCCCGCGTGGGGCCCGTGCTTGTACGTGTTGAAGCAGATCCGTTCTTCCCATTCGGGCTGTGCGGTGATCTGGACGCGGTAGTAGTAATCAGTCATGCTCCGAGCTCCTTCATCTCGTCGTTGCTGATGAGCACCAATCCGGTGCTGTGCTGGTTGACGGGCAGCCCTTCGGCTGCCAGTCGGTCCCTGAATTCCAGTTCCATCTGAGGCCGGATACGCGGGTTGAACCTGCGCTTGCCTCCGTGGACGCCCTTGTCGTGGTTGTAGATGTACGGGCGGCCCTTCGCCGTCGGCTTGCCGTGGTCGAATCCGGGGCGAGGCTTGCCTTCGTGGTTGACGCGCGCTCCGCGTTGGTCGATCTGCCAGCCGCGCTTGTACAGGTGTTCCTGGAACTTCTTTGCAGGCACGTCGGAGAAGTACTTCTTGCCGAAGTCGGTTGGGGTGATGCCGTCGCTGCCTTCGATACCGCGCTTGAAGTCGTTGAGGGCGTCGGCGCGACGCTCGGCTTTAGCTGCGCGGGCTGCTTCAATCTCGGCGCGCTCGGCCTGCTCGGCCGCGGCGCGAAGAGCGCCGGCGTACGTCGTGGGGATCTCGAATCGCTGGGGCGCGGTTTCCGCTTCGCGGGTGCGGACGGCGAAGTAGGTCTGGGCGGCCGCGATCTCATGCTTGCGCGGGTCGCCGTTCATGGCGACGAGGTAGCAGGCGAAGCGGGCGAGCTCGAAGTTCTCCCGAGGCCGACCACCAGACTTTTCCGAGGCGGCTCGGAAAAGGGCCGCGACGTCATGGCCAGCGGCGACAGCAGACGCGCGCGCCCGGTCGATCACATCAGGAACTCGGTCCCAACGCTCGTATCCGAGCATCGGCATCAAGTCCCGGGCGGACCAGTATTCGGTGCCGTCGGGTCGGGTACGCTTGATGGTGTCAAAGGGGGATGCGTCCCCGTTGACTGGCTCCAGGTGATTGCTGCTCATCTGGGGCCTCCTTTCTTATGCGGCGATTTTGTCGTGGGTGATGGTGAGTCCGTGCCAGATGCCGGGGGTGTCCATCAGGGTGGAGACGTGCAGTGCCATTGGTGCGCCGACGGTGGCTCCGTGGCGGAGGCGGCCGAGTTGGTCGGTGGTGATGCCCAGGGCGGTGGCGAGCGATTGCTCGCTGGTGAGTCGTTTTTCCTGGGCGATGATGTCCAGCGCTCCGGGCTGGAATCGGTAGGCAACCATGTGCCCTCCTTTCGTCGGTGGGTAGGGGCGGGGGCCAGGTGCCACGGGGTGTGGCTGGTGTCCTGGTGAGAAAGAGAGGACTCCCTTCTGGGGAAGCCCCGCCCCTGGTGCCCGCGTGCGGATTCGAACCGCGCCCCACTCCCGCGTGGGGCCCATGCATGGGCTTGGATTTGTATTCGCGCTGGTCTTTCCCTCACGTGGGGCGCGACCCCTCACGTGGTGTGGCCACGATGCTCGGCGGGTCTTGGCGATCTAAGAACCACGCTCGCCGCGTCTGCATCGCGCCGTATCTCCCCAGCGCTGTGCTCTATCCAGTTGTCACGTATCTCCTGCAACCGCTTCCCCGGCTAGGCCGTCTCCGTGGTGCTGGTTACATGTTCGCAATTCCGGTTACGCTCCGCAAGGTTTCATTGTCGGGCCACCCCTGGCGACCACCCCCGCCATGCACTTCTTCCTGCAAGTATTGATGTTGGTTACAACATGCACTATCGTCGGCGTCATGGACTTCGAAACCTGGATGAACGACCTCACCGGCGGCGCAACGCGTCGCGCCATTGCCACAAAGATCGGGTACGCGCAGAGCACCATCACCCGTCAGCTCGACCGCGGAAGCCTTCGCCCCGAGATGGTCATCGCCTTGTGCCGCGCCTACGGCCGCCTCCCCGCCCAGGGGCTCATCGAAACCGGGTACCTCCGCCCATGGGAGGTCGAAGGCACGGGCATCCCCCACGCCCTGGATAAGGCGACGAATCAGCAGTTGCTCGACGCGATCCTCCGCCGCAGTGACCCGGAAGCCACCTACCTCTTCGGCATGGGCGACGACCAGATCAACCCCGACGCCGACGTCCTCGACCTGCCGCGACGCCCTGACGACACCCCCGCGATCCGGGCGGTGTCCGACGATGACCTCCCGTACGTGGCTGACTCCAGCCCCGATCATCCGGAGGAGGACATCGAGTTTGACGATTGATGACCTACACGACCTAGCAGCCGCCATCGGTGCCCGCGTCGAATCACACGCCACGGGGCCGAAAGGCCGGTACATCCACCAGACCCGCACGATCAGCATCCGCTGCGACCTCGGCCCCACCCGCTACCGATGCACCCTGGCGCACGAACTCGCACACGCGATGGCCGGCGACGAGCCCACTGGCATCGACTGGGCGGACGCCAGGATGGAACGGGCGGCGGATATCACCGCAGCGCGGTGGCTGATCTCCCCCGACGCCTACGCCGCGGCGGAACACCTCGTCGGCCCCCACCCCGGGGCACTCGCCCGCGAGCTCGGCGTCACCCTCCACACCCTCCAGGTGTGGCAATCCCTCCACGAAAGGCAAGCAGCATGACCACCCCGAACACCCAGCAGCCCGCCCCCTTCCAGCCCGGGGCGGAACCGCCGAAGAAGAAGCGCGGGCTCGGAAAGAAGATCGGCATCGGCTGCGGCGCCGCGTTCGCCGTCATCATCGCGATGGGTATCATCGCCGACGCCACGATGAGCGACGAGGACCGCGCAGCAGCCGAGCAACGCTCCGTCGAGCGTGAAGCGGAGAAGTCCCGAGAATCCGAAGCGAAGCGATCCAAGGAGGTCCGCGAGTCCATGGAGAAGGAAGCCGAGAAGTCCCGCGAGGAGGAGACCACGCGCGCTGAGGAAGAGCCCCGAGAAGAGCCCAAGGAGGAGGAAACCACCACCGAAGCGGCCCCGGCGCCGGCGGGCGTCAGTGATGAGGAGCAGTGGCTCCTCGACCAGTGGGGCGTCGATGATTTCTCTGAGATCCTCGCCCAGGACCCGAGCCTGTGGGGCGGGTACGTCACCGGCGTCGAGGAGAAGCGCGGCACCCTCCACGTCCGCCTGCAGATCGACCGCGACCGTGACCAGGAGATGGCCGACCGGGCCGCGAAGGCGCTGGGCAACTTCATCCGCCTCGGCGACGACGACCGCGTCAAGGGCGTTCACTTCGTCGTCGTGGAAGACGGCGCCGGCACGTCCATGGCGTCGGAGATGGTCTAGGCCAACGAAAAATCCGGCCCTGCCGCACGCCTGGAAAGCGAATGCGCGGCAGGGCCGGGACTACCGCCCCGTGAGGGGCAGCAAGGAGAAGTGTAGCCATGCCGCAGAAGCGTGTGCGTAGCGGTAAGACCAGGTGGGTGGGCAGGTATCGCGACCCCGCTGGCCGGGAGCGTTCCAAGACTTTCGACACCCGCCGTGAAGCCCAAGCGTGGGAGCACGAGCGTGAGCGTGAAATCCGCCGCGGCGAATGGGTGAACACCAGCGACGCCCCGACGCTCGGCCAGCTCTGGGTGTCATGGGAGAAAGCAGCATCGACGGACGGCACCCGGGCGGTGCGGCACCGCGTCGGCAAAAACCTCGGGGACATGGACGGAGTGCAGATCACCCGCATCAACGCGGCGATGCTGCGCACGTGGCTCGTGCACCTGCGTGATGGACGCCCCTGGATAGACGGGTGCCGGGGGCTTGCGGAGAACACGCGGGCCGCGTGGTGGGGGCAGCTCGTGGGGTGCTTCGGCATGGCCGTTGATGATCAGCTACTGCTGACGTCGCCGACCAGCCGGGTGCAGGGGCCGCGGGCATCGTCGTCGATTGACCCGGCGAAGCTCCCGAGCGTCGAGTCTGTGGCGGCGGCGATTCGTCGTGCGGACGAGTCGGGGCGGGAGGTGCTGGCGACGATGATCATGCTCGCCGCGTGCACCGGGATGCGTGCAGGTGAGGTCGGTGGTCTGCGGCCGCGAAGCGTCGATCTGCGGGGGATGGTGGTGCATGTCGTAGAGCAGTCGGTGGTCAAGCGCGAGGGGCGTGAGCCGGAGTGGGCACCTCTGAAGTCGGCGGCAGCCCGGCGGTCGATCCCGATTCCGCCGGCTATGAAGGTGCGGCTGGCGGGACACATGCTGGCGCATTCGGCGGCTCCGGATGATGTGCTGTTTCGGACGCCGACGGGGCGCGGGTGGACGTCGGAGCACATCTCCCACGCGATGAAGGCCCTGGGTGGTCCGAGGTTCCATGACCTCCGGCACTTGTATGCGTCGTCGTTGATTCGCCAGGGGATGGGGGTGAAGGCGGTGCAGTCGATGCTGGGGCATGCGTCGGCGACGCTGACGTTGGACACGTACGCGCACCTGTGGCCGGATGAGCATGAGCGAGTGAGGGACGCAGCGGGCGGGTTGTTGGGGGATGTGCTGCGGGACCAGTGCGGGACGGGCATGGGTGAGCGGTCTGTGTGAGACGACGAAACGCCCCCACCATTCCCGGCGGGGGCGTTTTGTTTGTGCTGGTTAGCGCTTGTTTTTGCCCTCGGCGAGGACCTGGCGGCCGGCGACCATGCGGCAGATCTGGTTGGTGCCCTCGTAGATCTGGGTGATCTTTTGGGTGGGGTTAGGTGGGCTGGGTGGATTCTGTTTTTGCTGGTAGACGGCCATTGCCTAATGCTGCTCGGCTTGCTGGGCCTGCTGTTTTTGCTGGGCTCGCAAGGCTAATGCGGGACCAGTGCGGGACAGAACCCCTCCCCTCTGCCCCGGCGCGGTCCCGTCTGGAGGGGGTGCGGGGGCGCCGGGGCGTGGTCGCCGGCTCCGGGGGGATTGGCCGCACGGCAACCACGGGCGAGCGTACGACGGCAACGTCCGCCCCGCCCGCCGAGGAACCCCTGAAACACTAAAAGGGCCCCCACCGTGATGGTGGGGGCTCAAATCTGCTACTCGACCTCGTCGATGATTTCTCCGTCGGGCTCGCCGGCGACGTCATCGCGCCGCAGTGGAAGCTCCGGCCGATGCCGCAGCACCTCCGGGATCAAGATCTTCGGCACCGGCGGCAGCGCGTCCGGACGTGTCGGGTGAAAGCTCACGGTGAATGCCTCGCGGTCGGCGATGTGGACGATCGCCACATCGTGTCGGGTGGTCACCGCCGCCAGCCGCTCATCGGTCAGCGTCAGCCGGCGGCCCATGTCATCCTGCCCTGCGCGCATCCTGTCCATCTCCAGCTCCATGCGGGCCATCGTCTCAGACATGACGCCCACGGCCCCGCGGCTGGCGTTGACCGCGGACTCTTTCGCGTCCTCGCGGATCTTGTCGCCTTCGGCGCGGAGCTTGTCGCGTTCCGCGCGCAGCTTCACCCATGCGATGGCTGCAATGGACGCCGTGGACAAGGTGCCGATCAGCGCGACGATTTCCGCGAGGCCCACTGATTCGAACACTCGAAGCATGCGGCTACTCCCCTGCGCGGTGTTCGCCGACGTAGTCGCCGCCGCCGGTGGTTGCGGCTGCGGTGCCGATGCCGAGGACGGGGGCGACGACGGCGAGGATCGTTTCCCACTGGGCGTCGGTGCCGTAGCCGAGGTAGGTGGCCAGTACGGTCAGCGCGGCGGCGAGGCTGTAGAGGGCGATGCGCCACGGGGACGTGGAGTGGACGACCGCGAATGCGAGGGTGACGACGGCGGTGGCGACACCCACCACGGCGGGGGCGGCAGCGTCATCGAGGACACCCCACGACACCAGGGCGGTCACGAGTGCGGCGGCGACGGCGTAGAACGTGGCACGGGAGTTGGCGGGGACGGTGGTGCGGATGGAATCGAGCATGGTGCCTCCTTGGGGCATGAAAAAGACCGCCCGGGGTGCGGGCGGTCGTGGTTGTCGATGTCCTCCACCGGGTGGTGGAGGGTTAATGCTGGTGGGCGTGTGTTTCGGGGCCGTGCGGCGGGGCGCGTTCCGGGCGGGGGTATGGCACGTTTCACAGGTTTTCGCCACTCTGGGGGTGGTTGCGAATGGTGCCAACCCTCTGACCTGGGCTGATAACTTCCGGGCCGGGGGTCATGCATAACCCGGGCGGCTTCGCCACCACGGGGGTAGCATGTCCGCCCGTCGTGTTTTTCGCGGCCCGTGCCTGGTCAGGCCGGGTTTCCGCCCGACCCCGGGGTAGACGACCTCCCCGCTACTTTCGGTCGAGCAGCCGGTCGAGCTTCTCCTCGACCCGCGCCAGCCGCTCCTCGCAGCGCAACGCCGCGTGCATCGCGTCGAAGGAATTGCGGTCAGCGTGGAGGATGAACGTCCACAGGGGGGCTTCGATGCCGCCGCCGGCGTAGCCACGCACGGTGGTGTCGAGGGTGGTCATGGGATTCTCCTTCGGAGGTGTCGGGGCCGCCGGGGCGGGTGCCTTGGCGGTGGCGTACGCGTAGCCCTTCGGCGGGCACAGCGTGGCGAGCTGGGACGCGGTGATCCACATCCCGTGCGGCTTGAAGCCGGAGTCGGCGAGCCACACGTGGCGGACGCCGTTGGCGTCGATGGCGTAGCCCATCGCGGCCAGGTAGTGGTACACCGTGCCGCCGGAGTAGGCCAGCGACTGCGTCGACGTGTACGACGGGCGCGGGTAGTTGTTCGGCGGGGCCACAATGTTGATGACCACCCCGTACCCGGCGTCGATTGAGGACACAATGCGCTCCCACATCTGCTCCCGCTGCGCCGTGGACGGCGGGTCGTTCGGCATCTCCACCGTCCGATACTCAGCGGCCGGCAGGTGCTTGCCGAGCACCCGGGTGATCTGGCCGATGTGGTCGGTGCCGCCCCGGTGGGTGCCCATCTCCGCCGCCAACGTCGATTCCGGGACGAAGCGCTTTGCGGCGGCGCGGATGACGGTCTGGGCCGACGCGGGCCCGCAGTTCCACCCGGTGTCCTGGTGCACCTCATCCCTGGGGTAGTCCAGGCGCTTCTCAATCTGGGGCATGGGTTCTCCTGGGAGTAGGGCCCCGCCGAGGGCGAGGCATCGTTGGTAGCGGGCCCGGCGATCTTCGATCCCGTTGGTGCCGCCGTTGATGGCGCGGGTAACGCCGACAAGGTCGCGACGGTCGGCCATCCCGTTGATCTGTGGGCGGGCGACGGTCCAGTACCAGGACGCGGCGAGGAATCCCCACCGCGGGTCTTGGCGGACCAGCTCCGGGCGGGCCTCGAAGTCCAGATCCGTGTGGCCGGCCGAGCGTGCCCACCGCGTGAACGCCCTGAAATTGTTTCGGCCGGTCAGCTGAATCGGGCCGGACCCCTTGTAGCGGCGGCCGTCGCCGGGCTGTGTGTTGCCGAGGTCTGCGCGGCCCTCGTAGGCGCTGCCGTCGGCGATCTCCTCCATGTAGCGCAGGCCCACGGACTCGTGCCCGATCTGCGCGCACCACATTGCGGCGCGCTCGACCGTCGTGCAGTCCGCAGCGAGCATGGCCTCATTCATCGGGCCGACGAGTGCGGGGTAGTCGGCGGTGCCGCCCATCGCCCGCGCCAGCGTTGCTGCATCCATGCGGGTGTTCCTTCCATGCGAAAGCCCCGCACCGTGTGGTGCGGGGCTTGGTGGGTGTGACGTGCGGGTGTTCCGGTTTTTGCGCGATTTGCGCAGGGTCAAGCCACAGACCACAGGGCGGGCACAGCCGGTGGCTCCCACCCGGTCTGGGAGGTGTGTGCCTGGACGACTCTGTACGTCGCGCCGTCGTGGGTGACGACTTCGCCGGTGATGTAGGCGACGCCCGGTGCCCACGCGGGCACCTCGGGCTCGGGGTCGGAGTCGATCGGCGGGGTTTGCCCGGAGTCCCCCGGGTCGTCCGGGTCGTCCACCGGCGGCGGGGTGATGTCCTCCCACGTCGGCACCGGCCCATCCGCACCCGGCTCCCACACGTTCACCTTCGGCAGGGCATTGCGCCAGCGCCGCCCGGCGTGCGCGACGACCGCGCCGACCGGCCACGCATCGAAAGCACCCACGGGCTGCCGCCACACCGGGGTGCCGTCGTCGGTGGTGGCCGGCGGGTTCGCCGCGTGGTACTCCTGCGCCGCCGCGTCCAGGGCTTCCTCCACCGCCGGCGCCGCGTCCCTGCGTTCCTTCTCGTCGAACACCGCACGCCGCAGTGCGAGGAACTCCTCATCCGACAAGGCCTGCAAGTCGATATCAGGCATCGGGCACCGTCCAATCTCCCGGAGTTTCCAGGCGCGAATCGAGCTTCGTCACCGACAAGCTTGAATAGAGTTTCCCACCATCCCACCGTCGCCACCTGGACGAATACGCACCCACGGCGATGGTCGTCCCAGCCTGCTCGATGATCATCGGGAAGGTCATGGTGTTCGAGACGCGGCCAGTTCCGCCGTCGCCCGTCATCACCGCTACCTGCCGCCCCGGAGTGTCGGGCGGGTACTCCCACACGTTCAGCTCCGTACGGTCCTGCTGACCAACGCCGTTCGTGTAGACCGTCGCACGGCCAGTAACTCTGACGCTGACCAGCCACAGCCCCGGCGCATCAACCTGAAGCCCCTTAAAAATGGGGTCGATCGAGACGCCCTTCATCGGCCCCACCGGGGCCGTGAAATTCAGTGCCACGGAATTGACATTTCCGCCGTAGTTGTAGGGCTGATAAACAGCGCCGTACCCACGCACGCCGTCCAGCAGGGCCAACTGCTCCTCCGCCGACAACTGCGACTCCTCCACCCCATCGAGGCGCTCGGTGACCGGGAAGATCAGGTCACGGATCGCGTCCCGGACCGGCACGTACTGACCCGGCAAATTCGCCGCATCACGCACCGCATCCGCAATCCCCGGCAGCAGCCCATCACGCACCGCATCACGCACCACCTCAAACCCAGGCAACCCCTCTCCACGCAAAGCGCCGGCAATGCGCGACAGCAAACCATCGCGCAAGTCCCGCTGCATCTTCTCGATGGCCTCATCGGCAGGCTTACGCCTCTGCCGGCGAATCCGGTCCGCATTCCACTGGCGAAGATCCTGAATCGAATCGAAGCGGGGAATCTCCGGCGGGATCATCGGCTCCGGGGCGGTCACGACGCACCACCACGACGCGCATCGATCGCCGCCTGCAGCACCGCGATCTCCTCATCGGTCATGCCGTCGAGGCTGACGCCACCGGCCAGCGAGTCCGGAGCGACGTCGGGCACCTTGCCCGGCTCACATTCGAGCCACTCGACGCCCAGCGGCGCCGACTCCGACACCGTGTCGTCCGGGCGGCGGTACAGCGTCTGCAGCTCCGGGTGGTGCCGAAACCCGATCTCGTGGAGGAATTCGGAGACGAACGTCGCAGAATGCATCGGCAGCGCAATCTGCGTTCCGCCGGCGTCGACGGGCATGCCGCACAGCGCCCACAGCACATGCTGCTTCGGGTCGTCCATGTCGGCGTTTTGCTGCTTCAACCAGGCCATTTACTTGCTCACCCCTAGGTCTTTCCACGCCTCGAAGAACAGGCGCGATTGGTCGAGTAGCCGGGCGATCGGCGCTTGCCCCGTGCGGGGATCGCCGACAGTGAGGTCGTATCCAGGTGCAGCGTCGCGCGACCAGGCCAGGGTGATTTCCTGCACCTGCTCGACCACGATTCGGCCACGCACCGGCTTGAGCTCCACGCCGATGCGGTCGCCGAGCCAAAAGTGCCCGCGCCCCGGAGCCCCGAGGAGGTACGGGCCACCATCGCCGACCTGGATCGTGTACGACTCCCGAGACCTCGTCTCCCAGAAGCGCTGACGGAAGCCGACGACACCGGACAGCGCCCAGGCCGTTTCCATGCCCTGTGCCCAGTCCTCGAGGTAGTGGTGCTTGCCGAGTCGCATGGCCCGGATGGGGCTTTTCACCGACCCGAAAGCGAGGAAAACATCCTCGTAGAGCGGCGCCAGCGCCGTATCGGCGATGGAGCCGAGCGTGTCGAGGAAAAAGACGGCGCCGATCATGTTGCCGACGAGCTGCACCGTCATGCTGATGGTTTCGTTGACGCCTGGGGCGGACTTGCCGCCGCCTGTGATCGTCACCGCGGTGGCCGGCTCGCGGCGGTACTTGCCGTTGCGGATCGCGGTGTACTGGCCGTCGCGGAAGACGACCCACGGCTGTCGCGGCGCGGTGCCGAGCCACTTCGACACGGTGTACTCGGCGGGCTCCAGAGGAGACGCAACGACCGTGACGAGATCGTCGATGACGTTGTCGGCGAGCTTCGTGGCCGTGCGCAGCATGCCTCCGAAGATCGTGCCACCGGTCGCGGTGCCATCGAAGACGCCACTTTTGTCCACGATGTCCACGATGAGCTGCCCCGGCTTCATCGGCGCCAGCCACCCCTTCGGCTTCGGCTGGCCGGGCAGCCACCGCCGGGTGGTGATCATCAGCCCGGCGTCGGCGAGGATCGGCCGCGCCAGCTCCATGAAGCTCTTCATGCGGGAGCTGATGATGCACCACTGCGACGAGTCGCCGATGATGCTGCCGGGCTCCACGACGACGGTCCAGTCCCACGGCAGGACGCCTTCCAGCCACGACACGGGGTCGAGCGGGTTGTCTGCGACCTGCCACAGGTTGCCGTGCAGGCGGTACAAGTTGAGCGCCAGCGTCATCTTCAGCGTGGTGATCGCCGGGCCCGCCAGCACGAAGCTCTTCGGGAACTGCGCCGCAGCTGGGGAAAACGGGTTCGGCCAGCAGCGGACATGTTCCAGCTCAGCGATATCATGGAGGAAATCCAGGACGATGACGCGGGTTCCATCATCCAAGAAGCTGTACTCCGCGCCGGTCATCCGCCCGGCCCACTGGGAGTCATCGCGGTCCATGATGACGTGGATGTTCTCGGTCTTGCGGCCGTGGACGTCGAGCGCCCACACCCCGAGATGGTGCGCCTCCGGCAGCGTGATCGTCGCCGTCCCAGCCTCATTGACGCGCCACGTGAACTGGGCGTCGTACTCGCCGGCGACGCGTCCGCGGGCGTTGTAGTCGCCGTCGTAGAGGATCGTCACCGGCATTTGCTGGCGGCGAGCTGCCCGGGCCATTTTCTGGTTGAGGCATGCGTGGTAGATGCCTTCGAGCTGCTTCTCGAAGGCGTCGTCCCACGGGTACTCGGTGGCGCCGGGCACCGTGGTGGTTGGGATCGTCATCTACAGCTCCATCCCGTAGGGGCGTGTCCACTGCATGGGCACGCGTACCTGCACGCCCGAGCCGGCCATGTTCGCCACGCTGCCCCACGCTTCGGCGATGAGCTGCCCCAGCGTCGGAATCGACAATGCGGCTTGCAGCGCGTCAACCCAGTCGCCGACGAAGCTGGGGAGCACCGCTCGAATCGCGGTGTCGATTTCCTGGGCGAGACGCTCCGGGGTCCAGGACAGCACCGTGTCGGGGCCGAGCGGCGCCAAGAGCTCCGTCATCTTCTCCGCCATCGCGACCAAGGCGTCGACGGGGATGTCGAAGGGGATGCCGAGCTGCGCCCACAAGTTCGGCAGCCACGGCAGCGGGTTGACCGCCACTGGGATTTCCGTTGGCGGTGTCCACGGCGGCACCGGGTACACGAACGCCTGTCCGTTCATTCGCGCCCAGAACTGCGACCCGTCCGATGACACGACTTGCTCGGTCATCGGGTCGGTGTCGATCAGCAGGTTCTGGTGCTGATTCTGGTGGGGCATCACGATCCGGCGGTCCCGGTGCTCGTAGCCCGGCCACCCTTCCCGATCCTCGAACGAATGATCGGGAAGAATCAGCGAAGCGGGCCCCACAGAAACGTACTTGACCCATGCTTGTGTATCCGTCGGATTCGTCACTGTGACGAAACCCGTGTAGTGGATTCCGTCGAAACGCCACACGTCCGTGGTGTCCTCCTGGGTCCACATCGGGTTCCCGGCGCGAAGCGACATCGCCATCTCCGTGTGTCCGCCGGCGTGACCGCCCTCCTGCCCGAGCTTGACCTCCGGGGTCTGCGACAGGCGGCAGCGCAGTCGCCGCTCCCCCGAATCCGACCGGACGATGAGCTCCGAGTCCCGCTCGTACGACCACGCCCGGCGCCACAGCGAATCGGTGACCTGCCAGTCCCACCGGTCGTCATCCCAGATCCACAGCTTCAGCTGAAGATCGCGGGCGGCGTACCGGGCGGCCTGGTAGGTCGAGCCGATCTGCGTCGCGCTCGACTTCCAGATGGTCGACACGGGCGGGTCAATCAGCCCATCCGCTTCCGGGGCCAGGACAACTCCTCGGTTGCCACGCCCCGGGCCGGACAGGATCCACTCGGATCCATCGACACCGCGGACGAGAATGCTGATCGGCTTGCGCTTCACAGCTCACCTCCAATCGGTCATCGCAGCGGCCCGAAGCCCTGGGCGTCGCGCCACTGCTGTTCCTTGAATCGACGCCAGGCGGCGTCCTCGTCGCGGTGGTTGAACTCGTAGTGGTTGTTCACCACCCGGGCGTCGCCGTTGGCGACTCCGGCTCCGACGAGCTCGCCCGGTGCGCGCTCGGCAGGCGCCGGGTTCGGGGTGCGGGCCGCGACGACCGGCATCTGATCCGCCGAGCCCGCGGCGTTGGCCGCGCCCTCGGCGAGCGTGTTGATGCCGGCGTGCGCGACACGTCCCGCAGCGGCCGCGACCTCATCGACGGCCATGCCCGCCCAGCCCTCGGCCATGCCGATAGCCGCAGCCGCGGGGGCCGCGGCGGGGCCGAGCGTTCCGGCCGCCGACTTCGCCATCCCGGCGATGCCGGAGACCCCGGCCTTGCCTGCGGCGGCTCCGGTGTCGATGACGCCGTCGGCGACCATCCCGGCGACGTTGGCGCCGCCGTTGATGGCCTCGAGCAGCGCCCGGTTGTCGCGCACCGCGCCGGCGTTGACGACGTATTCGCCGTTGGACAGCCATGCGCGGATCGCGTCATCGCGGGGGCCGCCTCGTCCGGAGACGTAGCCGCCCGATGCGTAGCCCGGTGCCGAGCCGAAGGTGCCGTACTGGTCCACCAGCTCCTCGGCGCGGCCCATGACGGGCTCGTACCGAGACGGGAACGCGCTGCGCTGCACCTTCTGTGCCGCCGCGCCGCGGCTCATTGACTTCCAGTCGAAGCTGACAAGCTCGCGGAAGAACATCAGCGCCGACTCGAAGGGGCTCATGCGCTGGGCGACGGTGCCCCATGCGCCGTTGTCGCGCTGCTGGAAAATGCCGACCGAGTCGTAGTCCGAGCCGATGCGGTCGTGTCGGAAGTTCAGCGACTCCGGCACCGCCTGATTGGCCCACATCAGGATCGGATCGGACGCCTCGACCAGCGAGGTGCCCGTTCCGATCACCGCGGCCTCGCGATCGAGGCCCTTGGACTGCGCCGCGCGGCTGATCTCCCGGACGAAGAACGGCATTCCCCAGTCCGGCCCCGCCGGCGCCGGTTCCGGGGCCGGCGGGGCGGCGTCCGACAGACCGGCGAGGTCACCGGCAGCGTCGCCAGCGGTCGACGTCGCCGTGGTGGAGGTTCCGGACGCTTCCGCGCCGACGACCTCCTGGGAGGCCGCGTTGTCGCGCTCCTCCACGGCGATACCGACCGACCGCAGTGCCTGGAGTAGCGGCGGAATCTCGTCGGGCACGCCGAAGACGCTCAGCGCGTCCTTGACCTGCCCCGACACGATTGCCTTCGCCGACGATCCGGCGAGCTCCGACCACGTCGTTGGCGCGGACTCGGCCACAGCGGCCGGGCCCGCGCCGACGTCGGGGTTGGAGCCCGACGCGCCGGAGCCACCCGTGGTGGACGTGGCGTCGTCGGCGGCCGGCATGCCCGACAGGTCACCGATGGCGGACGTCGCCGCGGCTTCCTGCGCTGACGACGTGGGGATCCAGCCCCAGTGGTCGAACTGCGGGTGATCCCACGCCACGGCGCCGCCACCGATCGCGCCGCCACCGTTGCCACCGCCCATCTCGACGTTCGTGCCGTCCGGCAGGGTGCCGGAGGTGTGGGCCATCGAGCCTCGGTTGTTCCAGCCCATGCGGAAGGACCCCTCGGGGCCCTTGCCGATGTGCCCGCCGTTGGAGCGGATGTACTGCTCCTGAGAGTGCGTCGAGAACGCGCGGGGGCCGATCGGGTTTTTGCCGATCATGAAGTCGAAGATTCGACCCTGCGTCGAGGAGCAGTCGCCCCACGCGCCCGGCCCCGGGCTGTTGGTGTACGGCGCGCCTTGTAGGGAGCGGTCCATCGCGATGCCCGCGACGTTTTCGCCCCCCACGAAGCGACGTACCTCCGACGCCGTGCGCACCCCGCCGTCGGCGAACGCTTGCACCGCGCCACGTGCCGGGCCGAGGCTGCCCCGGTAGGTCGACTCGACCGGCGCTCCGGTGCGCTTGTCGACCAGGCCCATGCCGAAAATGTCGGCGGTCTGGGCGAGGATCGCCGTCGACCGAGTGCGCTTCGTCGGGTGCAGCGGAATATACGCCTCGCCGCCAGTTTCGTCCTCGGCCCACACGCGCCACGCCCCTGCCGGGGCGATCTGGGCGACGTGGTTCTCCTTGCGGCGGCCGCCGTTGGCGTACGACTCGAGCTGGGCGATGCCGCCTTGGGCGTAGGCGGTGATCCCGCCGTCGGCGTAGCCCACGATGCCTCCACCGGACAGACCGATGAGCGAGCCGATGGCGGAGAAGTTCAGCGTGTTGGAGATCCAGGACTTCACGCTGCCCCACGCCGCCTTCATTCCCTCCCACAGGCCGTTGAGAATGCGTCGGCCCGCGTTGACCAGCCACGAACCCGCGTCGGAGAAGACATTCTTCACCTTGCCAGGGATCTCCCCGACACGCGCAAGGACGTCACCAACTGCGCCGGCCACCTGGCCCGGCAGCGGGGCGACGTGGTTGTTCCAGAAGTCCGCGACGGACTGGCCCATGTCGCGGAACCAGTCCATGACGGAACTCCACAGGTCAGAGAAGAATTGCTTGACCGAGGAGATCGCGTCGCCGACCTGGCCGGGCAGCGGCGCGATGTGCTCGTTCCACCATCCGGAGATGGACGCACCCATCTCGGCGAACCACGCGGCGACGTTCGTCTTCAGGTCGGAGAACCATTGCTTGACGCCGTTGACCGCGCCCATGACCCAGCCGGGCAGGGACACGATGACGTAGACCAGGCCCATGATTACGCCGACGACGATGCCGATGATCGCGACCACCGCGGTGATCGCCAGGATGATCGGGCCGAGGAGCAGCGCGGCCAGGGCGATGAGCGCTGGCTTGATCAGCGGCTCCCACATTTCGGTGACGAAGGCGCCGAAGCGCTGTTTGAGCTCGTCCCACTTCTGCTTGAAGGCGTCGACCACGGGGGCGATGTGGGCGTCGTAGGTTTCACGCAGGGCCGTCGTGAAGGTGTTCCACTTCTCCTTGATCGAGTCGATGATCGGCTCGACGGCGGCCTTGAGCTGGCCCCACTTCTCCTTGAAAAAGTCGAGGACGGGGACGATGTTCTCGTTGTACTTGGTGCTGACGGCGTCGGTGTACTCCGACCACATCGTCTTGAGGAAGCCGATCGCCTCGCCTGCGCCGTCCTTGAGGCTGATGAAGCCGTCGCGGATGCCCAGGATGATTCCGACGATCGGGCTGTCTTCCTCGATGCCGAAGGCGTCGCGCAGCGCGCCGGAGAAGTCGCCGTCCACGATGAGGGACTTCAGGCCGGAGAAGGCGTCGCTGATCCAGCCGAAGAAGCCGGTCAGCTTGTCCCAGACCCACTGGGCGCCGGAGGCGATGCCGTCCCAGACGGGTTGGATCGCCTGCAGCCCGGCGGCGAAGGCGGCCTTGATCCGCTCCCACGCCGAGCTCATGGCGTCCGTGAAGCGGGACCACAGCTCGCGTCCCTTCTCCGTCTTCGTGAAGAAGGCCCACAGGGCGACGCCGAGGGCCACGACGACGCCGATGATCGCGCCGATGACGTTGGCCTTCATCGCCATGTTCAGGGCGATCTGGGCGACGGTCTGGCCCTTCGTCGCCAGCTGCCACGCCTTGAATGCGGCGACCATCGCCCGGATTTTCCCGGCGATGAGGACACCCGCAGCCGCGACCTTGACGGCGATGAGCGAGCCGACCAGGCCCGACGCGGCGACGCCAAGGGCGATCATCACGGTCTTCGAGCCCAGCAGGCCGGAGAAGAACCCCGAGATGGCGGGCTGAACGGTCTTGAGCATCGACGTGAGGAACTCAATTCCCGTGGTCAGCGGGCCGATGAACGGCTCGATGATCCCGGCCGACAGATTCGCGAACGCGGTCTTGGCGTTGGCCATCTTCGCCGGCAGCGTCTCGCCCATCGCGGCGGCGTAATCACCCATGCCGCCGTTGATGGCGCCCACCAGATCCTCGAAGCTGATCTTGCCTTCGGAGGCGAGCTTGCGGACTTCGGCGACGGATTTGCCGGTGGACTCCGACAGGTACTGCGCGGCGTTGACGCCCGCGTCGGAGAGCTGGTTGAGCACGCCGGCGTCGATCTTGCCGCTGGCGGCGACCTGCTGCATGATGCGGCCGACGTCGATGCCGGTGCCCTGCGCGGCCGCCGACAGGTTGGTGAATGCTTGGATTGCGTCGTCCATCGGCGCGCCGATTTCGACGCCCGCCTGCGCGAACATGGCGCTGTACTTCGCCGCGTCGGCGAGGCTGACCGAGGTGCCGGTGACCTGCTCGGACAGGCGCGCCATCTGCGCTTCGGTCTGCTCGGCGGTCAAGCCGATCGCCTGGAAATTGACCTCGGCGCGCTGGATGTTCATCAGGCGGTCGAAGCCCGACGACAGGAAGCTGGTCGCGCCCTGCACACCGATGAACGCACCGGCGGCAATGGCGGCCTTACCGGCGATGCCTCCGAGGTTGGTCATCAGACCTCGTGACGGCCCGGACGTCGACGTCATGTCGTTGCCCATGCCGCTGATCTTGCGGCCCGCGGCGGCGGCTTCGGTGCCGGTTCGCTTCTCGGCGTTGGCGACGTCGGCCTGCACGGCCTTGAGGTGGGTGGACTTCGCCCGCACCTGGTCGTTGGCCGTCGCCAGCTGCGCCTTCGCCTTGATCGAGTTGCCTTCGGCGGTGGCGAGTTGGTTGGTCGAGGTGATCAGCTGCTTGCGGGCCTGGTCCAGCTCCCGCTCGGCCTGCTTGACCTCGCGCGAGCCGTTGCCGTGGTCCATCTTCGCCAGGGCGAGTTGCACCTCGGCGGTTTCGGCCTTCTGCGCCGCGGCGGACGCCTTATCCTTGGCTTCCGACTCGCGCAGCTCGGCGGTCCGAACGTCGCCGGAGGCCTTCGCCGCACGCGTCTTCGCCGCCGCGAGACGGTCCTCGGAGTTGGCCAGCGAGATAGACGACGTCGCGCCGCCTTCCTGCGCGGAGGTGAGGTCTCGCTGCCACCGGGTGACCTGCTGCGTCGCGTCGCCCTGGCGGCGCTTTGCGTTGGCCACGCGGTTTTCGGCGGCTTCCAGCTGCGACGCGGTCGCCTTCCCCGACGACCGCAGCGCGTCAAGCTTCTTCTCCTCGGCGAGGACGCGCGCGGCGGCCTCCGCCTCGGCCTTGCGGGCAGTGCCCAGCTTGGTGGAGACCTGCTCGATGGTCTTCGCCTGGGACTTGAGCCCATCGGCGGCGGCCTTGCCGGCCTGCTCGCCGCCCTTGCGGAAGCCGTCTTCGAGCCGCTTCCCGCCCGCCTGGGCGGCCTGGTTGGCCGCCTGGTCGACGGACTTCATGAAGCCGCGGACTTCGGCGTTGACGCCGATCCACACGGTATCTCCGGCCATGCTGGGGCACCCCCTGATCTAGTGCATTGGGCTGACGCCCATGGATTGCAGGTAGGCCATGACCTCCCCGTGGCTTCGGTCGCCGAGCGAGCCGAACTTCTTTCCGCCGCCGCCCTCGGGTTCGGCCCACGGGTACTTCGGCATGCCGTCGTAGACGTCCTTGCCGGTGGCCTTCTCCCCCATTAGCGCCTGCGCGACGCGGGTGAGCGCCCACTGGGACGCCCACCTGGTGCTGTCGGCCAGGGTGAAGGGGCGGTCATCGGTGAGGTGCCAGCGGGTGGCCGCGTCCTGCGGCAGGTAGGTCAGCAGCACGCGGAGTTTCCGCAGCGTGACCTGCCCTCGCCAGAACCCGGCCATGACGTCCCACCCGTAGTGCGCCTCTAGTGCTGCTTCCGCCGCTTCCGCGCCGCCATGCGCCGCGAGGAGCGATTTCCACGAGTAGGGTTTCCGTCCTCCATGTAGCCGGTGACGGACTCGCGGTAGGCGTTGACGACTTGGCCGAACAGGGCGCCGGAGCCGCCGGCGTCGAGGAAGCGCTCGTACTCCTCCTCGCCCATGAGCAGCAGGCCGACCTCGGTGTTGGAGTCGGCGACCTCTTCGAGCTCGTCGGCGACGTCGTCGGGCAGGGCCACCGGGTCCATGAAGGAGAATTCGAGGCGCTCGCCCTTCTTCGGGCCGTCCTTGGCGGTGAAGCCGAAGGGGACGCGGCCGTCGGCGACGCCGGTGGCCTCTTCGCGCTGGGCGACAATCTGGTCGAGATCGAGCATGGGTGTGTACCTCTTTCGGGTAGAAGGTGTGAAAAGGGGGCCGGTGATTGAGGGCGCGAACCGGCAACCGCCCGAGGGCGCGCGGCTACCCCGCGGCGTTGGAGATGGTGAGCTTGACCTTCTTCTCCGCCGCGTTGTCGGCCAGGTCCTCGACGCGCAGCTGCAGGTCGGTTTCGCCCGCGGCGGTCGGGGTGCCGGAGATCGTTCCGTCGGTGGACAGGTCCAGCCCGTCCGGCAGCGTGGTTCCACCAGCGATCTCCCACAGCGCGGAGCCGACGCCGCCGGAGGCAACGAGCTTCGCGGTGTACGGCGTGCCGACGGTGCCCACCGGCAGGGCGGTAGTGGCGATGGACAGGGCACCGCCGCCGGTCTCGGAGCCAACGGCACCGGACTCGTCCCAGGACTCGGAGAAGTACCAGCGCGACTGCTTGCCCGCGATGGTCGGGTCGTCCGGGTACTCCGCCGCGTCGGCCGGGTACGCGGTGATGGTGACCTCGAGGCCGATGATCTCGTCGGACTTGAAGGTCACCGAGCCGCGCTCGGTGAGCTGGGCGTTGGGCAGGATGATGCGGGCGGCGTCGTCGCCGTCGACCACGTCGACCACGAAAAGCTTGCGGTCGAACTTCGGCTTGCCGCCGACGTCGATGTACCAGCCGCCCTGTCCGTCCTCCTGGACCTCGCCGCCGAGGAAGAACGACAGATTCTTGCGGGAGGTCTGCCACAGGACGAACTTGATCGCCGTGATGGACTTGGTGATCTCGCGGCGGATCGGCGCGATCTCCTGGAACGGGATGAACTCGGTCGCGTCCTCATCGAAGCTGACTTCGATGCCGTCGGGGCCGATGTAGCCCATGTTGGTGAAGATGCCGTCATCGAAGGACGGCTCCATGCGGGGGACGGGCGAGCCGAGGTCGGCGTAGCGGACGGCGCCGGTCGTGCCGACGTGGGCCAGCGCGGCGGCGAATCCGTCGAGGGTGTTCTGCAGGGCCATGAGGCTTGCTCCTTACGAGAAAAGCCCCGACCGGCGACCGGCGGGGCTGGATGATGTGGTGGTTGGCGCTAGGTGCGCGCGGTGAATCGGAACTCGGCGCCGACGCGCTTGAGCTTCGGGTTCATGTCGGGGCGCGGGTGCCACGTCGACGGGCACCGCGTGCGCGTGATCGGGACGTGCCGACGGTTCGGCAAGTCGGACAGGGTTGCCTTGACCTGATCGCGCACCGCTTTCGTGGCGATGCGCGACGGACCGTGGATATCGACGTCGAGGACGTGATCCGCAATGAGCGGCGCATGCCCTCCCCACGGTGCGACCTCTTCGCCGGGCAGCTCGTCCACGACGACGTAGACCTGGCGAGGGTCGAGCTGCTCTGCCGGCGGCAGGACGTCGCCGACCCACGTGCCGTCGAGGTCGGCGCGCAGCTCGGCCCACACGTGCTGGAGCACATCGAGGGTGTCGGTCATCGTCTGGAACCTCCCGCCGCGCGGCGCAGCGTCTTGCGCGCCGCGGTGGTGGAGTCGCCGTATTCGCCGGCGACGTCGGTGGACTCGACGTTGTAGATCGCGCGCCCGGAGGGGACGTGCACTCGGCGGACGGTGATCATCGCGTTGCCGCCTTCGGCGGCGTCGATGGCGCGGGCCTTCGCGGCGATGTTCACCGCCTTCTGCTCGACCTTGGCGAGCACCGAGGGCATGGACATGACCTCCTGGAAGATCGCGTCGTAGTCGATCTCGTTGCGGACGTCAGCCACGGGCCACCTCCACGTCGATTTCGGAGTGCCGCATCGTGGTGTGCTCCCACGTGCCGGGGTTGCCGACGACGTCGAGGTCGTCGGCCATGCCCTCTACGCGGATGCGGTCAAGGTCGCCGAGGGGGATGACGTGCCCGGGCGGGGAGATCACGCGCCATCCGACCTGGATGAAAACGCGGCGCCCGTCGTCGGTGTCCTCGGTGGTCATCCTCGGCTGCACCTCCACGCCGAAGGGCACCTCGGTGACGGTCGCGGTTGCCCAGTCGGGCACCGTGACGCCGCTGTAGCCGTCGGTAGTGGTGCCCGGGGTGACAATGGAGATTCGACGGTCATACATCAGCGGCCCCCTTTCACCAGCGGTACCTGGGCGCGTACTCGGACAGGGGTTCCTCGCCGCGCCACCCGAAGGCGTAGCTGGCGCCGGGCATGGCCGGAAGGCCGAGCAGTTCGAGGTGCCCGGCCAGCAGTTGCAGCGTGACCTGCGGGTTGAGCATCGACGCGGATTCGGACACCGCGCCGACGGTCGTGGCCCACTGCGTCTTGCCGCGCTGCTCCATCGGGACGGCCAGCGCGTTGAAGACCATGTCGAGGCTGACCCAACGGGCCACAGCGCGGGTTTCCTCGTCATCGACGGCGACGCGCCGGCGGATGAGGATCCCGGCCATTTCGAGCAGCTTTCCCGCCCTCGCCTTTTCAGGGGCGGTGAGCGGGCGCCACTCGGCTTCGAGGTCTGCGACCTCGGCGTAGGTCTCCATGCGGGCCTCCCTTGGGTGCGGTGCTTAGGCCTGGGCGGTGGCGGCGATGAGCTGCGCGCGCGTCAGGTCCTCGGCGGCGGACGGGTCCATGCCGAGGGCGACGGCGTACGCGACCCACTCGGCCTTGTTGGCGGCCTGGCGGGGGCGCTCCGGCGCGGGTTCCGACTCGGTGTCGACCGGCTCGTCGGCGTCCGCCTTCACCTCGGCCTCGGCCTCGGCCTTGGCCTTGGGCGTGGGCTTGGCCTGCTTCGGCTCCGGCTCGGCTTCAACGTCGACGCCGGCCTTTGCCCGCACGAGCCACGCCCCGGTGTCCGCGTCGACGTCCACGACGTCACCGCGGTAGCGGCGCACGTACTCGCCGTCGACGCGCTGGTCCCAGCGGCCGACGGTCAGGCGGACACGCATTACGCCGTCACCCCGGTGATGGTGAGCACCGACTTCGGCTCATCGACGGCGATGATGCGCTTGCGCACCGCGTCGGAGCGCCACGACATCATCGGGCCGCCCATGCCGGAATCGCCGCCTTCCTGGTACAGCGGCGTCATCTGCAGCGGGATGGTGTCCGAGCGGAAACCGGCGACGCCGGATTCGAGGACGATGGCCTTCGTCGGGTCCATGAACCGCGACGTCGCGACGGTCAGGCCGAAGAGCGTCTTCGGGTGCACGCCGGTGTACAGCGGATTCTCGGCGGCGTTGTCACCGACGTAGAACTTCTGCACCTGCTCGTTGCGCAGCAGCGCGGTCAGCGTGACCGGCGCCAGCACGAGGGTGTTCGGGTTGTAGCCGAACACCTCGTCGTCCTTGGCGTTGTCCGGCTTCGCCGCCTGGATCTGCTCGATCGCGTCGAGGACGTCCTTCGCCGGGTCGCCGGCGCCGCCGGACCAGGCGGCAGTCGCCGCGGCGGTCGGGGTTTCGGCGGCGGCGAACGCGGCCAGCGACGCGCGGACGCCGGAGCGGATCATGGTGTTCTGCAGCGCGGTCTGCTGCTTGCTCACCATGTCGAGGCGGTTCTCGTGGCGCTGCTCGTAGGACACGCGGATGCCCATCGCGACCTTCTGGCCGATGACGGTGCGCACCTTGCCGAGGTTCAGCCCGGACACCGGGATCTCGCCGAACTCGGCGACGACCTCGGCGTCGTCGGCGAGGAACGGCGACGCCGCCTCATGGAAAGCCGCGACGCCGGAGTCGTTGGAGCCGGCGTTGCGGAAGAGCAGGTCCTCGAGGAACGCGCCGTCGAGGTTCTGGATGGTGCGCTCGGCGATCCACTTGGGATCCTTGATCAGCGAGTCGACGGTGATCGGGTCACCGTCGTACGCGGAGGTGATGATGTTGCCCATTGGTCCTCCTTGGAATTGGGCATGAAAAAACACCCCGGAGGCCGGTTGGCCTGGGGTGTTGCTTCAGCTGACGGTGGTTTAGGCGTCGAGGCGCAGGTGCACTCGGACGGTGGACGGGGCGTCGCCCGGGGTGGCGACGATGACGCCGGCCTTGACGGTGCCGGTGTTGGAGACCTTGCCGTCGGCGGCGGCGTAGACCGTCGCGCCGAGGGTCAGGCCGGTCGCGCCGTCGGCGACGGCCAGCTGCACGACGCCGCCGATGTGGACGGCGACGACGGACGGGGCGGTGATCGCGAGGTTGTTGGCCTCGCGGGCGGTGTCCGGCGCGGCGTTTTCGGTGACGGCACCGAAGACGACACCGTCGGCGCCGGCGTGCGAGACGCCGTTCTCGCCGAGGGTAACCAGGCGGTGCTTCTCGACGGCGGCGGCGGCCTTCTGGGTCACCGGGCCGGAGCGGAAAGTGGGATTCGACATGAGTGCTTCTCCTTAGGTGGTGGGGCGGCCGAACATGCCGGCACGGTCGGCGGCGGCCGACAGCTTCGCGCCGTCGTCGTCCTCGTCGGTGCCGAGGCCATGTCCGACCTCACGGCCCGCCATGGTCACCAGCGGCTCCATGGAGTCGAGATCGTCGGCGGTGAGCAGGCCCTTCTCCATCTGGGTCAGGGCGGCGTCGCGGCGGGCTGGCATGAGCTTGCCCGCGGCGATTGCGTCGCCGACGGCGCGTTCGCGGGCGGCGCGGACGAGCTTGTCGCGCTCGGCGCGCTCGGCGGCCAGCGCATGCTTGTCGACCACGGCCAGGCCCAGCTGGTCGGCGGCGGCGTGGATGGTCGACGCGGCGACCGGCGCGGCCGGGGCCTTGCCCTTGCCGTCGTCGGCCTCATCGTCGGGCTTCTTCTCCGCGTCCTTGGCCATGGTCTCCACGGCCTTGACGATCGCGTCGGCGTCAGCGCCTTCGTCCAGGCCCAGCGCCTTGACCAGCGCGGCGGCCTGCTCTTCGGTGAACTCCATCAGGTGTTCCTCCTTCTCGGCCGCCGCAGCGACCGGCTTGTACTCGCGGCCGCGGGATTCCGCGGCCGATTCCCACCGGGCGTCCGGGGTGCGCGTCGACGCGGCGACGTACTCACGTCGTACCGTCTCCGGTTCCCCCCACTCGATGGCGTCGTCGTCTCCGACGGCGTAGGCGACCTTGTGCAGCTCGCCGGTGGTGTCGTCCATGGCGATGATCTCCGGCGGGGAGAGGAAGAGATCCTCAATCCACCAGAAGTCGTCGGCGCCGGGACCCTTCTCGTAGAAGTCGCGCCGCACGTCCTCGACGGACGCCGACGCGATGATCTTGTCGGGCATGATTGCCACCTCTCCTGCCGCCGGGCCATCTCGCCCGGCGGCGACGTCGTACAGGGCGGCCACGTCGCGCAGCGTCGACAGCGTGCCGACCGCCGGCGGGGACACGCCCAGCAATGCCAGGCCGGTCAGCGCGAATTCGTGCACCATGCCGGTCTGGTCTCGGTAGTTGAATGAGCCCTCGATCGAGCGGTTCGGGTACGCCGACGGCAGAATGTCCGCCAGCCACGCGGGCAATCCACGCAGGTCCCCGACGAGCGTTGAGCCGTCCTGCGAGAGCCGCAGATTATCCACGAAGCCGACAGCGGGTTCACCGTCGAAGCGGGGGTCGACATGGCCGAGCTTGATCACCGGCCGTCCGACCGCCGACGACTGCGCGGCGCGCACCGCCGCGGCAAGGACTTCCGGCGTCGCGGTGAACGGGCCCGTCGACGCGGGCCACTCCCCGACCTTCAGCAACTCGACGTCGGGGACGTCACGCAGGATCGGCCGATTCGGGGCCGTTGGTGTCTCCGGCATCGTCTCCACCTCCTTGGTCAGGTGTCCACGGGGTTTCCGGCGGCGGGGTGTCCTTCGCCGGTGCACCCATCTCTCGGCGCAGCCATTCCTCGATGCCTCGATCCGGGCGGATCAGGCCGGCGTCGGCCAGCGTCCGCAGCGCGTTGGCGACCTCCACCGACGTCGACCGCATGTCGTCGAAGACGATGCGCGGCGCCGGGACGTCCTCGCCGAAATTCCAGTCCACGAGATCGTTGACGATGTGCTCGTTGGCGACGTCGGCGATTGCGTCGGCGGTCGCGGCCAGCGACGTGGTGAACAGGTCGCCCTGCGTCGTCGCCAGCGCGTAACTACCGCCCTTGCCGTCGAGGTTGAGGAAATGCGCCAGACCGGTCTTGCCGATCATCGCGTCGTGGTATTCGATCGCGCCGCGCGGGTCGGGCAACTGTCCGGTCACGCCGAGCAGCTGCAGCTTCGAATCGAAGGGCAACGACACGCCGGACTGATCGCCGGCGGCGTAGGCCTGGGCCATGGCGCGGCCCTTTTCGATCTGCTCATCCGACGCGTTCGGCGGGTTGATGTACACGGGCACTCCCATGCCGTTGCGCTCGTGGGTGACGGCCTCAACCTTGAGCAGCCGATCGCGCAGCATCCAGTGCTTGAACGCCGGCCGCAGCAGCGATTCGCCCGTCCAGTCCGCGCCCTCGCGGTCGTTGACGTAGGCGACGAGCCGGGTGACCGGGATGATCGTCCGGCCGCTGGACCGCGTGGGTCGGATCAAGTTCCCTCCGGTCGGGGCCTTCTGCTCGATGGCGATCAAACCACCGTCGCGGGCGACCTGAATGTCGGCCAGCGACTTCGGCATGCGGGGCGCGAGCTTGCGCAGCCCCCACCGGCCCTGGTCGTCCATCTCCACGACCTGCTCGAAGTACATCGCCCCGTAGGGCAGCATCCACAGCGCCATACGGAGGTGCTCCGGCCAGGAGAACCGACGGGACCGCCGGGGCAACGCATCCTTGGCCTCTTCGCCGATGATCGGCAAGCCGAGCTGGCGGGCAACGAACTCGGTGACCTCATCAGGGGCGCCGGCCGGGTCGATGCGCCACGGCGTCGCACGGATCGGCAGGGTCACCGCCTTGAGCAGCGACGCGACCGACGAGTCCTTGCGCATCTCCGCGTACGTATCGAGGCACTGGGGCCACCGGAGCTCGTCCACGTGCTCCTCATCGACGCCGCGGATCGATTCCTCCGATCCGGCGTGGACGTAGCCGATCTCCTTCGGCGCAGGCGCTTGCGTCTCATCCGCCATGCTCCACCTCCATCACCAGCTCATGCCCAGCGCCGACCCTCGTGGCACCGCGAAGTCTCGCGGCGCCGACGACGTCGTCGTCTGCTGTGCTTGGAATCCGATAGCAGCCGGTGGAATCTCCACCTCTGCCGTGTACTCCCCCAGCCCCCATGCCGCGTACGTCGCGGCGACCAGCGGCGAAATGTCCCCCTCGGACATGGTCTCCGACCAGGCGACCGACGCCCCCGAGTCGAAGGCCTTCGTCACCGCGACGGCGACGGCCTCATCGAGGCGCTGGTCCCCGCCGTGGGTCACCGTCCCGTCGGACACCCGCTTGAGGATCTCCGCCGTCGACAGCTTCATCTGCGGGAAGGTCATCATCTCCGGTTCGACGCCCGCGTCGATCAACGCACGCTCGAGCACCGCTGCGGGCGAATTGCGCGGGATGACGATGGCCACCGGGTCGCCGGATTCGACTGCGGCCTTGATGAAGTCGACCATCTGCGCGACGGTCGCTTCGGCGTGTCGGCCGATCTCGACGTGCACGCCCCGGGTGGTCTTCACCGCGGCGGCGACCGTCCACAGGTCGGAGCCGGGGCTGACGTTGATCGCCAGGCACGCCTGGCCGGTCGAGGCGGGCTCGGCCCACCGAAGCTCCGCCCACCGCTCCGGCGTGATCGCCGGTTCAACCTCTTCGAGGTCATCGACGCGCTGGCACAAGTTCTCGGTGCGAAACTCCGGCTCGGACTTCGCCTCGAACTCGGCTTGGATATCGCGGACGGTCATGCGGCCGTGCCCCAGGTCGGGGTTAGCCTGCGCCCAGCCGCGGCGGTCATCGACGGTGAGATCGGGGTCAGCGGACCATTCGAAAAGCCCCACGGTCGCCTCCGTTCCCCCGGCGTCGATGTTGGCCAGCGCGCCGTCGCGCAGCGAGTTGAGCACCACCGACCGCCAGTCGCCGGCATTGGAAGCCGTGAGGTTCAGGCCGAACACCGGCGACAGCGTCGTGGACGACAGCGCCGCCCAGCCCTCCCAGGTCTTGTGCTCTCGCAACTCGTCCATGAACAGCAAGTTCACGGTCTTGCCGCGCCCGGCCTTCCGGTCAAGCCCGGCGATGCGGTACGCGCCCCACTTCGAGCGCAGCGCCTCCGACCCGTTGTTGAACGTCGTGCGCTTCATGCGCTTGTTCAGCCCGGGGTGCTCTTCGCATTCGAGGACGATCTCCTCCCACAGCTCCTTGGCGTCGTTCTTCGTCTGCGCGGCGCCGAGAATGTACTTCAGCCGCTGACGGAACAGCGCCCACTTGATGACGACCTTGACGACGTGCGTCTTGCCGTTCTGGCGGGCGACCATGAGCAGCACCGTCTTGAACCGCGGTACCTGCTCGTCCCACAGGTCAGGGCGATCCGGGTACAGCGCCTGCTTCGCGGCCAGCGTCATCAGCTCGAAGGCGTGGATGACGAACCACTGCTGCCACGGCGTCAGGGGTTCGCGGAGGATCTCCTTGGCGAACCAGATGATGTCGAATCCGAGTGAGGTCTCGGGGGTCAGTTCGACCAGCGGCGGGGTGAATACTCGCGGCTCGCGGGACCCGATCAGTGCCGCGGCCACCGTCACCACTCATCGTTGTCTTCGCCCGAGTCGAGGTTGAGCTTCTGCCGGCCCTCGGGGTTGAGCCCGAGGGAAGTCAGCACCTTGTGCAGGGTCGGCATGGGGCCGAAGCTGGTTTTCTCGAAGGCAGCGGGGTCGCCGGAGTCGCGGGCGTTGTCGATGATCTCGGCGAGCTGCAGTGCGAGCTCGACGGCGGCGTCGTCGGTGATCTCCAGGTGGTCGGCGGCTTCGATGGCTTCGAGGACGTGGGAGCGCATGCGGCCGGTGGCCGGTTCGGATTCGATGTGTTCGGCTTCAACCCAGCCTTGAACGTCGTTCATTGGTGAACCTCCTTCACGCGCGCGAGCCCCCGGTTCAGCGTCGGGAGAGAGAGCTTGTC